AGTTGTAAGAGTAGCGGCACTTCCAGTAGTATTCTGGTTCAGTGTAGGAATGTCTGCGGCAAGAACTGCTCTAAATGTTGGCACTCCAGCACTACCATTGGGTGCGGCTAAAACAAAGTTTGCAGTCTTAGAGGCATAAGGGTTTTGAGTGTCTCCATAGCCTGATGCCAATGAAATAGCAGGAGTAGCACCACCGCTAGAAGCAACTGGAGAAGTACCCGTTACAGAAGTAACTGTTCCTGTTGTTGGCGTTGTCCAAGTAGGGGTAGCACCAGTACCAGCAGAGGTAAGAACTTGTCCTGCTGTACCTTGACTACCATCAAAACTTGTTGTGCCAGTTACGCTTAAATCTACAAAACTACCATTCTTAGGTGTTACAGCACCTATTATCATGTTGTCTATATCGCCAGCAAAAGTAGGCGCAATTTCGATAGAGTTAGCACCAGTAGGTTTTATGTGGACATGACCAGTACCTGTTGGGCTTATGTCTATCTGAGCATTAGTGCCGTTTAGATTTGTTGATACATTGATAGAAACATTGTCACCACCGCCGCCACCCATGCTAAGTTGGGTTGTGCCAGCAGAATTTTTAAGGCTTAAACCACCTGAGTTTGTTGCTTGAACAGTAGGGGTTGTAAGACTTGTAGACGCTGTAACAGTAGTAAATGCGCCCGTGGTAGCAGTTGTTGCCCCAATCGTAGTGCCGTTAATAGTGCCACCAGTAATGGCAACAGAACTAGCATTTTGGGTAGACATCGTACCCAAACCACTAATGTCGGTATTTGCTAGAGTAATAGCACCTGTACGACCCGCTACGCTTGTAACTAAGTTGCTTTGGTCAATCTTCTGCCAAACTGTCCCGTTAAACAGCAACCAATCGCCAATTTGCCAATCAGTAATACCATCAAGATTAGTAGAACCAGCCGTTGCCGTGATGTAGTAATACCCATTTACACCCGTACTGCTTACAAGAGTAGGTGTGTTAGTAGATGCGTTCCAAGTTCCCTGATAACTTAGTCCACCACCAGCAATAGAAGCCCATGAAAGTGCCGTTCCATTGGTAGTTAGGTACTTACCTGAGTTTCCTGTTTGACTAGGAATCAGGTTAGTGATCTGTGTTTGTAGGGAGGCTAGAGTATCAAGTACAGACTGAGAAGTGCCGCCACCATTAGTAATGACTTTGATGCGTTCAGCAAGATCAGGAGCAACCACCTCACCAACATTAAGTTCAACCCCGCTAGACAGAGTAATGATAAGTGAACCATCAAAATCAATACGAGCATTGGAGACAGACACACCATCATTACCATCCACTCCGTCAACCCCATCTTGACCACGTTCACCCCGATCACCTTTTGCTCCATCTCTGCCGTTTCTTCCATCTTTGCCATCACGACCATCCTTCCCGTCAATACCATCACGACCATCTTGGATAGTTGAGACACGCTTCTCAATAGCGTTACCCACATCGTCAAAACGGGAACGAATGTCGGACTCAATCTTTTTGAGTGCTTGGACAACCAAGTCAACATTCTCACCAATCTTCTTCTTTTGCACTTCTTTTGCTTGAAGAACCGACTGACGCACAGAATCCAAAACAGCCATCTGCTGTTCAGGAGTCATATTCTTGAGAATTAACTCTTTGGCTAGGTTTTCTACATCCATTATTCAGTACCAGTTTGGGCTGAACTTAACTGTTGGCTAAGTTGGTTTAAGAAGTCTTCTTCCATGCCTGAAATCTTGTTGTTTTTCTCAGCCATCTGCAACTCAACAATCTTAGACTTATTCTTAATGTCAGCTTCCTTCAGCATTAACTCAGCAATCTTGACTCGCTTGTCAAATTCCTTAGAGGCTTGGTCATCCTGATTAGGAAGATTCTTGGTCATTGCCGCCATGTTTTTGGCTTGCATTTCTTGTGGCATTAACTGAGCCTCAACAGACAATTTCGTAGCTTCTGCACGATTTTGCTCTGCTTGAGTGGTGTTAACAGCAATCTGAGCCTGTGCCGCTTGCATTGCCAACTGTTGTTGCATCTGCTCCATCTGCTGTTGTTCGGGATTTGGTTGCATCATCTCGTCTAACTTAGCAATTAACTCCATTCTGTTAGACAAACTGCTGTTTCCTACAATTCCTTTGAGCAAAATAGGCAAAACAGGGGTATTTGCACCCAAAGTCTGCAACAAACCAATGAATTGTTGCTGTTCGTACTCTCTAGCGATGATGCCCAAGGTAGCTGTAGGGATGAAATTCATGTCCACAGAGGGATAACGCTCTGGGTCAAACTGCATAAACCTGAAAGCCGCCTTTTTGATGAATGGAACAAGGAAATCTTCTTGGAAATTCACCAAAGTACGCTTGTATTTCTTGATGATGGAGGCAACAGCCATCGACATACCACCACCATCACGGCTAGACTGAGAAACCATGCCGTTAGAGTCCAGCGTACCAGTAGCCTGAAGCAACATACGCTCAAACTCTTTGGAAGTTGCTAGGTTATTAGGATCATTTGAACCAAATTTGAATGGATACAGAATCTCATTTGGGTTGCCATTAGTAAGAATAGCCTTACCAGCCTTAACTTCAAACTTCATACCACGGGGTAAACGTGTGGCATCCATAGCAATCATCGGGGCAGTGGTCAAAGCAAGTGAATCCAAGTGAGCCCGAGTCTGAGCATCAATAGCTTTCTGCATATTGAAGGCTTTTTCCACTGTACCTCGCCCCAACAAGCGATTAGGAACTGTATCGTCTTGGTAAGACATTACAGGTCTGTCTTTCATCATGTAGGGGTTTTCTTCAGCCTTGAGCAACATACCATCGTTGGCAATCACGACAATTGCTTCAACCATATCGGTGTAGTCTTCTGCCGCTGAATTCTCAGGGAACAACTCAACAATCTCTTTGTTTTCCTCAAGATTGTTCAAATACTCACGGGGTACTAATCCGTAGTATGTAAGCAACAGTACCTTCTCATCTTGGTACTGGCTAACCTCTTGGGTAGGCTCTAAGTCAGTATCTTCATAGGTGGGCGTGATGTCTACCTTGCGGTAAATGCCTTTTTCAATACCAGCTACAACCTTGTGAATTGATACGTATTTTTCAATAGCCACGCCCATGCAGTCATCAATGCTTGTCCCATTTGGATCAAACAAGAAGTTCTTAGGATTGATAGGCATGATCTTGACAGAAATCCTGTCTCTTTCCATCACGCCAATAGCCGCTTGACCCATCTGATTAGGAATAGCTTGAGTCGATGGGATGTACTCTTTTTCGGTTTTGACAATGATCTCGCCAATGCCTGTACCATAGATTTCAGCCATCAATTCGATCTGGTCGATAGATTTTCTGATTTTGTCTTTCTTAAAATCTTCCATCAACTGCGCTTTAATCATTTCAACATCTATAGGGTTTCCACCTATATCTTGGATGTTGTCTTCAATGTCAAAGAAGTCGCCTTGACCAAAGATAGCTTCCATGATCTCAGCATGGCGAGTTTCTACAGCTTGTTGGGTAGCAGGGGTAACGATGCGGCTACGCTCAGATTCACGGGTCTTGTCTTCAGCCGCCCATTGACCACGGAAGATGCGCTCGTACTCCAGCCAATCAGGAAGAAAGTTGGTATCTCTGTAGTCACGCCACTTGGTGCAATGGTCAGTAACAAATGCTGTAAGTTCTTTGTCAGCCTCAGTAGGCTGATAAAACTCGTTTTGTTCTAACTTGACTTCTTTGTCTGTTGCCATTTATATCCCCGAAATTATGTCTAGTGGTTGCCACTCATCTTCATCTGCATCTTCAAAGTAAGATGTGACTGCCAGTTGGTCAATATAGGATAGGGCATCAGGTAAGTCATCGTGAACTCCATTGGCGGGGAACATCAAGAGTTGATCTTTGAATTCATCCCAATCTTCCTCAGAGTTCAGCACAATACGCCCATGCTCAAACCTTCCTTGGAGACTCCAGATAATTCTGTCAGTCTTTTTCCTGTTGCCATGCGTTAAGTCAACTATGTGGGAATATACATTATTTTTCCTCATTAGGTCACTCAAATAAGGTAAAACAGCGTTTTTTAACGCACCTCGCTCAATTCCAACACTTAAAGGGCGGTATTCCCGCATCTTCAGCAGAATCGTAGCCGCAGTCTCCCGTATGTCCCAACGCCCAAAAACAATCTCTTTGACAAACCATTTGCCCTCGTCAGTCACCTTGACAACAGCAACAGCAGTCTGGTCTAGCCGTTTCTTAGAGTTAGCCGCCTGTCTAGCCACTTCTTCAAATCCAGCCAAGTCAACAGCTATGAAGTAAGAACCATACTCAGGCTCAGTTCCGTACTTAATCCATTCTTCTTTAAAGACATCTGACCCCGCATTGTCGAAAGATGCCATATACTCTTGCTTGAAGGCGAACGAACTTAGGGTCTTCTTTGCGCTCTCGATTTCACTAGGGTCGATTAAAGGATTATCTTTGGTGGTGAAATGCCAACTTTTCCAGTCTTCATCTTCTTCTGACATTCCAAGTTTAAAGATGTCATAGAAGAAATTGCGACCCTTGGGAGTGCCGATAAACATCGCTCTACCCTTTTTGTCTGACAGAGAAGCACGAATAACCTGTTCCCATGCTTCGGGTTTGATGTCTGCAACCTCGTCAAGCACAGCGTAGGTGAGCGACACTCCTCGCAAAGTATCTGGTCTATCAGCACCTCGGACATAAATCTTTGCTCCGTTTATCAAGGTAATGTCCATATTATTGATGTGGCTGGCTTGGATAACCTCTCTACCCAACTCCATCAAAACATCCCAAATAATCTGTCTAGCCTGACCATTGGTAGGCGCAACATAAAGCACAGCAGATCCTGCACTACATTGCAGTCCTTCAATCAACAGGGTGATGGCTGAGAGTCTTGACTTACCGCAACGCCGCCCTGCCGCAATGACTTTGAACCTTGTTTTATCAGCAAAGACTTCTTGTTGCCAAGGAAGGAGACTGAAGTTCAGATCAGACATCTTTGCTTTCTATATCTTCAGCTTCTACAGTGTTGTCCCCAATGGAAACACCCCCAATACCTGAGATTGTAATGTTTACAGCACTTCTCTGATTCTTCTCTTTTTCAAACAGAGTAACAGGAAGCATCCTATCCATACATAGCTTCAACGCCGCCATCTGTGCAGGGTGGTCATCATCAAGAGCAATCTGAACAGTCTTCTGTACAACATTGACTCCAGCACTGTTTATCAGGAGTTCCTTGAGTTCTTTGACTCTTTGATTCTCAGTCTTAGGCAACAAAGCTAATGGCTTGGCATCAGCATACTTTGCCATAGTCAATTTACCTGAACCCTTGGGGCGACCCTTTTTCTTAAGGTTGTCAGGGAGTGCATCTACTACATTCATCTTTTATCCAATCAGGAAGAAGGGTTGTTAGTGGCTCCCATAAGGCAGGGTGTGGTTGCAAATCAACAACGAAAAACTTCCAACGGAGCCAACCCGTTACCACCAACACGGCTGGTGACTATTCCTAATAGTACCTAGGAACAATCTCCATGCGTCTTGTAAGTTAGTACATACTTTACATGAGAATTGTTTTCTTGTATAGTGGACTCAAACGGGGGCATCACCCACCCCTCTATGCGGTTGAGCCGACCAAGTAGGATAAACGTAGTGAACCATGTAGTTCTCAAGTAAAGACTCACATCTTGAACGGGGCTTGTAGCGTGGAGTGAATGATCTGACAGTCATCACTAACTTAGATAAACGAGAGGCTCTCCTTTAAAAGGATACACCCACTCACGGGTGTCTATCCTATTTGTCAACCAACCTTCTTCCCCAATTCAAGCAAGCCTTTGTTCGTGTTAAACACTACATTTGGCTTTTCCAGTGTGGAGGAGGGTACACAAATATTTATTTACACACCACCACCCCTCCCCCCCATCAAAGTAAGCACCAACTAACATAACAAGCATTCCACTATATGAAATGGTAGTGAGCGCTAACTAACTTATGTTAACCATGCACTATATTGCATGAGAGGGCTATGCACCA